CGCCTTCTTCGAGGTCGTAGGAGAGGCGGTCCGCGAGAAGCAGAAGCCCAACGAGGTAAGCCCACGATTCGTGCGAGCTCAGAACGATCAAAGAACAGATCAAAGAGCTGCAGGAGCAAGAGAAGGCCGTCGCCTCTCGCGTGATCCTCGCTATCGGTGAAAAGACCGGCCTCACGATCGGCGGCCAAAAGGCTGTCACCTTCAAGGCGCAGAACAGCTCTCGCTTCTCCTCCACCGCCTTCAAGAAAGAACACCCGGACCTGTACAGGGACTTCGTACAGACCTCCACCACCCGCATCCTTCGACTCGCTTAACACAAAGGAAAACCCATGTCCACAACTGATGTTCTCAAATCTCAGGTCGCACCTGCCGCCGCACAGACCGCCGTCGTGCAACAGGTCAAAGCCGCAACCGTCATCGACGTCGTGCGCTCGAAAAAGTTTCAGGCGCAGATGGCCCTGGCACTTCCGAAGAGCATGACTGCTGATCGCCTGACGCGCATCGTCATGACTGAGTGCCGCAAGGCACCGGCTCTTCTGAAGTGCGCCCCTGAGAGCTTTTACGGCGCAGTCCTCCAGTGCGCTGCTCTCGGCCTTGAGCCCGGTTCCGCGCTCGGGCATTGCTACCTGCTGCCCTTCGGGAATGGCAAAGACAAGTCTGGTCGTCCGAACGCGCAGCTGATTATCGGCTACCGAGGAATGATCGACCTCGCACGTCGATCCGGCCAGATCGTCAGCCTCTCCGCATACTGTGTGCACGAACAGGACACCTTCAACTACAAGTTGGGGCTTGATCCGGACATCGAGCACATCCCTGCGTCGGTTGCGGATCGAGGAAAGGTCACTCACGTCTATGCCGTCGCGAAGCTCAAGGGCGGCGGGGTTCAATTCGAGGTTATGTCTCGCGCCGAGATTGAAGCTGTGCGCAAGACCTCAAAAGCCGGCACCTCTGGCCCCTGGTCCTCGCATTGGGACGAGATGGCAAAAAAGACCGTCATTCGTCGCCTCTTCAAGTACCTCCCCGTCAGCATCGAGGCCGTCCGCGCCGTCGAGATCGACGAGAAGTCGGACCGTGGCGAAGCCGTAACGCAGCAGGACTTCATTGAAGGCGAGTTCATCGAGAAGGGCGACGTGAACGACGCCGGGTACATCAACGACGAAGCTCCGTCGAACGAATAAATCCTTCTCCTGCCCGCTTCACCGGCGGGCGGGGGGTTCCATTGATGGAGAAAAGAATGAAAATTCATTCAAAGACCGAACTGGCGACCTTCTTCGTCGAATGTCTGATTGCGAGAATGCTCAAAGAATGGATAAACATCGTCATTCTCTGCCTGCTGTGGATTTCCGCTCTGTTCCCCCATTCCTCGGATTTTATGGACGGTTTTTTCATCGGCGCAGACGTGGTAGTAACGCTCGTTTTCTTTTTATCTTGGGCGACGCTTGCGTACTCCCGTATGCAGGAAAAGCAATGGCGCGTAGATGTGTACGAGAACATTCGCACAGGCCAAAAGTACAGCCTCACGCTCCCGCCTTCGTTGCCTAGTAACAAGTATGCATTCGCGTCTCAGATCAAGGGGCAAGCCTGATGCCTACCAGTAAGAAACCGAAGAAAAAGCGCACGAAGAAGTACGACCCGAAGAAGCACCGCATCGGTTACCTCGACATGTTCGACATCTCGGCGAATAAGGGGCTCAGCGATCGCGCCGCCGCCAGTATCGAGCTTGACTACCGCATTCACCTGCAGTCCTTCAGAACGGAGCCTTCGCACGAATCGTGGGCTTACCTCGTTGGGCTTCTGCTTCTCGCGGACCGCCTCTCCTACGACCTCGAAGAAGGCGAAGAGTTCAGGCGTGAGATTGAACCGGCATGGCGTCAGGTCGACGCCGCCCGGCGCATCTGGCAAGAACACCACGTGATCGCGAAAGAAAACCTGCTGCAAGCCGAAGCCCTGTTGCCGAACCTTATCGAGCTATTCAAGGGCTTCACCTACAAAGAGATGGACCAGGCGTTTCACTATGTCATGAAGCACCATCTGAAGCCTGTTCGCATCATGAAAGAGGAAGGACTGATCGAATGAAATACCGACTGCGCGACGAAATAGCGCGAAGAAAACTAGAGACGCTATCCGGTGGCAAGTTCCACGAACGTCTGAACATGTACGCAGCCGCCTTTGCGGATGCTCACAAAGCCGGTCGTGTGACGGACGAGGAGTTTGCAGAGGGCATAACGGTCGGCATCTGGATAGGCGCCTGCCTCGCGCACGTCCGAATTGAGTGGCAGGACATTGAAGAGATCAAGGAGCAGCAATGAACAAACATGACAACGAACAATGGCGCTCCTTTAAGAAAGAGCGCCCGGAACGCGGGCACTACCAGATCAGCCTCGTCCCTCGTGACGGCCACAAAGGATTCTGCATGTACGCGTACTTCAACGGACGGGACTGGTACGACGAGCACAATCGACAGCTGGACGTCAGCAGGTATCAGCTTTCTTTCCGTCCTTGGTGTGAGGACTACGAAGAATGATCGACGAAGAACTGAAAGACATTGCCAGACACTACGGGCGAGACCATCAGACGCTCAAGGCTGCCGAAGAGTTCGGAGAGGCCGCAACAGCGGCTTCACGTCTTGCGCTCGCCAGACAGGCCGAAGCATCCGGCGGCAAGTACCGGTGCATCACAGCGCTTGAAAACAACCTTGCAGAAGAGTGCGCCGACTGCCTCGTAATGATCAGTCAACTGCGCCTGTTGATCCCAGGCTTCAGCGCCAAGATCGACCTAGCAATGCACGAAAAGATCGAACGCCAACTCAACAGAATCAAAAAGGAAAACCAATGCTGAACATTAACGAAGTGACCATCTGCGGCTGCCTTGGCCGCGATCCTGACCTCCGATATGGGACGAACAACCTCGCTTTCGTTTCCCTGGCCGTCGCCACAAACCGTAGAGTGAAAAACGCGGACGGTCAATACGAAAACGTCACAGACTGGAACACCGTCGTCGCCTTTGGCAAGACTGCCGAGACGATTGCCGAGTATCTGCACAAGGGGTCGCCGATCTGGGTACGTGGCCGTCTTCAAACGAGAAAGTACAAAGACAAAAACGGCGCCGACCGATGGGTGACAGAAGTCATCTGCGAGCACTTCCAGTTCGTCCAGAGCGCGAAGGATCGTGGAGAACAGCGACAGGAAGAGCCGGCAAGGCGATCACGCGCACAAGAGCATACCCAGACCTATGACGACGGCGAAGTACCGTTTTAAGGGAACTACGCTGGCGGAGTTTGAGGCTGAGGCATCGACCAAATCATGCATAAAAATGCAACGAACAACAACACGATGACTGCTTTCTTTTGCTTGCTGTATCTCGGATTCACCAAGGTGAGTGTGACACCAACCGGAAAGAAAACAACATACCAAACCAAGATGAACCAGCCGCGCTGACTGATTGAAGGCTTTTCTTCTGTGGTTAACGGCTCCTGGGCTGTCTGACGAATCGGTCTTGTACCGCCCCGTGTCTTGACGATATGAGCCAAGTCGTTCCAAGACTCCTTAAGCTCTCCCACAGAGTCTGCAAGCTCCTTCTTGCTTTTCTCAAGTTTCTCTTTGCTTCTCTTTAGGTCTTCCAATCTACGGATTTCTCGTGCATTTGAGTCACTTTCAGAAAAGGTATCGAACCTTTTTGAACTTCCCGCAAACCGTGATGGAGTATCTGCTAAAGCATTACGCTTTTGAACACCAAACATCTTCGGAAAGTAGCATTTTTCGTACAGATATGTTTTTTCAATATTGGAGTCTATGCAAATTCCATGAAAACGAGTTTTATAAACCATTGTCGGAACAACAGAACGCGTCTCACCAGGACGAGTTCCGCCGTAATAGGTCAGCTGAATCACTTCTCCATTATCAGCCGCTTCCTGCAGGTATTCCATGATCTGGTCTTGTGGGTACGGGTACGTTTTCATGCTCGCTTACTCCGAGTGTGAGAAATGGTGGGCTCGCGTGTGACGACGCGAGCTCACCCAACATCATACGGCAACGAATGTTGACAAACTGACAAACGCATGCATACAATGAGCCCATCACGTGAGAAAAAGCGTGATCGGGCGTGGAAACCCGGACGAACCCCAAAGGCGCACAACCGCCTTACGTCTTCTCGTTCGAGCGGATTTTTTGTGTGCGTGCATATCACTTTTACGAGTGAGGCCTACGGGCGCCCTTGCGGCGGCCGGCACCTTTGGGACGGTATTTCCAC